CCGTTGATTTAATGGCATATATTGACGGGGGCCGATGGGAGTTGAATCTCTATGATGAGATCGCAGACGCCATGAAATCCGCCGCCAAGGATTGCGGTGTTAAACTTCGCTGGGGCGCGGCTTGGCATATTGACGATTTTGGGGCCTATGAAGGCACTGCGGAAGAAGCTATGAACGAGTATGTAGACTTACGTCGTTCACAGGGCCGTCGTCCATTTATCGATGCGCCTCATTTTGAGATCATGGAGTAATCAACATGCCTACAATTATGATCAGCATTCTTCCGGACGGTATGCCTGTCGATACGATGGAAGAGAGTGACGAGGGTAATTCTTGTCCTCTTCCCACTCAGGACGAAGACATGAACATGGAAAACCGTGACATGGCGGAGTATGAATACAACTACAAAGCCGCCGTAACGGATGATGAGTGTGGAAATTGCGGGATGTATAACCAGACCGCGAACATGCTTGAGTGTATCGGTGATGACTCTGGGGATGTAGGCTATTGCCAACTGCTTAAATTTTGCTGTAGTAGTGAGAACACATGCAGCGAGTGGGTAGAAGGTGGACCGATTACATCTAACCTACAAGAGGAATACAAGGACAACCTATAATGGATGTTGTCGATTGGGCAAAGTACATCTATAAGAAACTTGAAGAGCGGGAGAAAGATATCTCTGCTGCTCTTGCAAGCGGTGCTGTTAAAGACTGGGAACAGTACAAAATGTCTGTAGGGGAGATACGGGGACTCTCTCTTGCTCGAGAAGAAATCAAGTCCCTGCTGGAGAGAAACGTAGACGATGTCGAAGACCTTATATCTTCCTGATCACGTTGCGCAGAAAATAAACAAAGAAAAGGCATCAGTGAAAGCTGACCCCGAGTCTTTGAAGAGCGCATATGTTGACGCTAATGAGCGGGTGTTAGACCCCTCCCTTTTAGACAAACCGTTACTAGAACGTCTCCCGCAGCCGACAGGTTGGCGGGTTTTAGTTATGCCGTACCAAGGCAAGGCTAAGACATCGAGCGGCTTGTATATCCCTGATGAAATTCGAGAGCGTGAGTCTGTGGCTACGGTTGTGGCTTATGTGATGAAGCTCGGCCCACTGGCATACAAAGACCCAGGTAAATTTGGGGCTGACAGTGAGCCCTGGTGCAAGGAGGGTCAGTGGGTATGCATTGGTCGTTACTCCGGATCTAGGTTCAAAATTGATGGCGGGGAAGTTCGCATCATCAACGATGACGAAGTTATCGCTACGCTTTTAGAGCCAGATGATGTCAAACATATTTAGGGGTACACCATGACCGAAGAAACAGAAAACACTGAAGTTGAGAATGATGCAGAGGTTACTTACGAGGACCCTGAGAGTCAGACTGAAGATAAAGTTAAGAGGGCCTCGAATGAGGACGAGCTAGACTCGTACAGCAAGGGTGTGCAGACACGCATCAAGAAGCTGACCGAGCGATATCGTCAGGAAGAGCGTGATAAATCTGAAGCGGTTCGTTTGTCTCAGCAGCTTATTGAAGAGAACAACAAGCTGAAGACTCGTGTCAAAGCGTTAGATACTGGGTATCTTTCAGAGTATGGAAGCCGTCTTCAGTCTCAGACTGAAGGTGCGAAGCGCATTTATAAAGAGGCTTACGAGGCTGGCGACACAGACAAGATGCTGGAAGCGCAGCAGGCGTTGTCTAACATTGCTGTTCAGCAACAACAGTACAACACGGCGAAAGCTCGAGCGGAGCAGCAGGCCAAGATGCCTGTCCAGCAGCCGCAGCAGCAAGCCGCACCCGCGCAACAACAACGAGCGGCTCCTGTGCCGGATAAAAAGGCTGTTGCGTGGAAGGACAAGAATAAGTGGTTCGGTCAGGACAAAATCATGACCACAGCCGCGTACACTATTCACCAAGAGCTTGTCGAAGAACAGGGGTTTGACCCGAACAGCGATGAGTACTATAGTGAAGTTAATCGCCGCATGCGTGGGGAGTTTCCTCACAAATTTCAATCGGCGAACAAATCGGGTGGAGGAAGTCAGGTCGCTTCTGCTGGTAACTCCGCATCCCGCAGCACGAAATCAGGGCGCAGGTCAGTCAAGCTATCGCATTCCGCAGTTGCGATTGCAAAGAAGCTAGGCGTACCTCTTGAAGAATACGCAAAGTATGTAAAGGATTGAGATAATGACTGATACTAGAACACCGCGCAAAAGCGCATCACGCGAAACAGAAACGCGCAGAAAACCTTGGGCACCGCCCAGTCACCTATCCGCACCAGATGCCCCAGAGGGATTTGTGCATCGATGGATACGAGTCTCTATGCGAGGCGAGGAAGACAAAATGAATGTCAACTCCAAGCTCCGTGAAGGATGGGAACCCGTCCGTAAAGATGAATATCCGGACTATGAAGCCCCAACTATCGACGCTGGTCGGTATGAAGGCGTGATTGGTCAAGGTGGTCTGATGTTGTGCCGTATGCCTGAACAGACAGCTCACGAAAGAAACGAGTACTACGGGGGCCGGACCCGCGAACAGATGACAGCTGTAGACCAGGACCTTATGAAGGAACAACATCCTTCAATGCCGATCCACAATGATCGGCGAAGTCGTGTAACTTTTGGTGGTCGTGAACGCGACTCCAATTAATTTAGAGGATTGCTCAAATGGCAAACAGTAATGGTGCCTTCGGATTACGTCCGATTGGCGTAGTCGGACAGGCTGCGAACACCACTGGTGTGACTGAGTATCGTATTGCCGCAGGCAACACTAACGCGATCTATCAAGGCTCTCCTGTTATCCCGCTTTCAACTGGCTTTATTGACATTGTTGGCGCGGCAGCAGGCGGCACAGTAGGTTTACTTGGTGTTTTCTGGGGTTGCGAATACGTTTCGTCAACAACTGGTGAAAAAATTTACTCCAACTCATGGCCTGGGTCAGGCGCGGATACTAATCATCCCGTCACAGCCTTCGTGTATGACAACCCAATGCAGACTTATGTGATCTGCTCAGATGCTTCGCTTACTAACGAAGCAACTGCGCGTGGACATGTGTTTGCAAACGCAAACTTCGCAGCGGGTACTTCTGGGTCTTCGACCTCTGGTATCTCTTCTGCTAAGTTGGGTGTCAGCACTATCGCCGCCACCGCTGCACTGCAGTTGCGTATCATGGGTATTCAAAATGACCCAGACAACGCAGACTTCACTGCTGCTGGTATCCCACTAATCGTTCGATTGAATAACAGCTTTAATTCCGCCAATGGCGCGATTGCTGCTGGTACTCCATCGACCACTGGCGTTTAAGGAGGTCTAAAACATGGCTATTTCTCGCGCACAATTAGCGAAAGAGCTTGAACCAGGTCTCAACGCCTTGTTTGGTATGGAGTACTCTCGGTACGAAAACCAACATGCAGAGATCTTCACAACAGAATCTTCTGATCGAGCATTCGAAGAGGAAGTGATGTTGAGTGGTTTCGGCGCAGCACCGACTAAATCGGAAGGTTCTGCAATCAACTTTGACGACGCTAACGAAGCATACACTGCTCGTTACAACCACGAAACAGTGGCGCTGGCATTCTCAATCACTGAGGAAGCTATCGAAGACAATCTCTATGATCGTCTTGGTTCGCGTTACACTCGTGCGTTGGCTCGTTCAATGGCACACACAAAGCAGGTCAAAGCCTCTTCAGTTCTTAACAACGCCTTTACGGGTGGTTCTACGGCTGGTGGTGACGGCGTTGCTCTTTGTGCAACAAACCACCCGCTCACTAACGGCGGTACGTTTGCTAACACGCCAGCAGTGGCTGCAGATTTGAACGAAACGTCTCTTGAAGATGCTTTGATCAACATCGCAGGTTTTGTTGACGAGCGTGGTTTGAAAGTCGCACTTCGCGGCACCAAACTGGTCATCCCGCGTCAGCTGCAATTCGTTGCAGAACGCTTGATGGTTTCAAACTTGCGTGTTGGCACAGCCGACAACGACACTAACGCACTTCGCTCCATGGGCATGTTGCCTGACGGTTATGCCGTCAACGACTTCCTGACGGATCCGGATGCGTTCTTCGTCTTGACTGATGCTCCTCGTGGTATGATCCACTTTGAGCGGACCCCACTTTCCACTAACATGGAAGGTGACTTCGACACGGGTAACATGCGCTTCAAAGCGCGTGAGCGTTACAGCTTCGGCTTCAGCGACCCACGTTGTATCTTTGGTTCCGCAGGGGCGTAAGTCTCTGATCAGTACTAAAGCTGGGGGCGGTCTTCGGATCGCCTCTTTCTTTTTGTTTGGACCTAGTGTATTCTGAAATCACTAGGGTAAAAATCAGCTTTGTAGACAGGTCCCTGCCCTCCTGACGTTGCATAGACTACAAGGCGAATCCTTATGCAAAGGGTACTAAAATGGCTTCGACTACATTTTCAGGTCCAGTGACCTCAACCGCTGGTTTTATCGGCGACATCGTTCTTCCAACATACACAGTTGCAACTGCGCCCTCCGCGGCTACTGCAGGCGCTGGCACAATCGTGTACGTTTCTAACGGCGCTGGCGGCACGGCAATTCTAGCTTTCTCTGACGGCGCAAACTGGAAGCGTTCAGACACTGGCGCAACAATCTCGTAAGGGGTATTCATGTCTAGATTTACACCCCCCTCTGAGGAAGAACTAGCAGCCCGAGGAATCGGCACTGCGAAAGTTCGCGCTCGAAATGAGAACGGTACTCTCAAAGCAGACGATCCATCTACGCCTGATGTAAACGAGGCGTGGACGGATACTCCTGTTAAGAAGAAACGTGGCCGTCCTCCAAAGAAAAAGGAATAAACTATGGCTGGCTCAGACATAACTGCGTATTCTCATGCGCAAGGTGCGGCGGCGGCTCTTATAGGGCCGTCTAGATCTAGACTTCAGGCCGTAAACATCTACGCGACTACGGCGGGCTCGTTCACTCTTACCAACGGTAATGGGGGAGCAACGATGTTAACTCAGAAGTTTCCCACAGGCATGAACGAGATATACATCCCTGAAAATGGGATGTTGTTTACTTCTGGGGTATACATTTCTGCGCTTACGGGCGCGGGAACCGAACTTACGTTTCTCCTAGCGTAGGAAAACTTCATGGCTAAAATCGACAAGTCAAAGATGAAGTGCAACAAACCTAAACGCCAGATTTCTGGCGGTAAGAAGTCTGTTGTCAAGGCTTGCGATAAAGGCAAAGAGAAGATTATCCGGTTCGGCGATGCCAACATGACAATCAAAAAAGACAGCCCTAAACGGCGCAAGTCGTTTAGGGCTCGTCATGGTTGTGACAAAGGTACGTTGGACAAACTAAAGGCCAAGTATTGGTCTTGCAAAGCGTGGTAGCAATGAAGATCGATTTTCACAACATAACGTCACTAGCAACGATTAGTATTTTGGGTTGGGGAGCTCTACAGTTGTACGAGCTTAAATCAGATACGGCAGTTATTAGTTATCGAGTAAGTGAAAACCACGACATGATTAAACCTATGTGGCAGGATTTTTTGGTTAGGAGCGCGTCACGAAATGAGTATCAGCAGATCATCAATACCGTTCCAAATATCCAGGCCACCAGAGGATCGGAGTAATGGCCGAGAAAAAGAAAAAGCTCGACGCTTGCGCCAAGAAGGTCAAAGCTCGGTACAAGGTGTGGCCCAGCGCATACGCAAGCGGAGCGGTAGCCAAATGCCGAAAGGTGGGAGCCGACAACTGGGGCGAATCTTCTAAGAAGCGCAAGCGCCCTGTGAAGAAGAAGATGAAAGACGGCGGATACATTGCTTATGGCTGCGGCGGAGTAATAGAGGGGCGTCGTAAAGAGACGAACAATTACTGATGGCG